GAAGCAGAGGAATACCTATCTTATTTAAAAGAGTTAAATACTAAAGGATACGCAACGCTTTATAAAGGAAAAGAATTGGAGGACTAACAATGCAAATACTAAGTGAAGGACAAAGGTATGAGCGCAACGGATTGTTCGCTACACCTGAGACTATAGATGACTTGACAGATCAGCTTAACAGCCCTGAACAATGGGTAGCTTATGGTCTGACAACTAACTTTTTACACAATGAGTTCAATAAAGTTCTTGACAACCTACAGAAAGATATAGAAGCTCTAGAAGAAAAGTGTGACGTTTATAGACGTGCATACAATTATGAGAGAGGATTGACGGATAATGACACAACACGTTAGAAACATACTCAAGGTATACCGTAGAGCTACTACGGATGACATTGCTAATGGCGTTGAGTGGTACAGTAGAGCCAAGAGATACTCACACGCTATTGCTGATCGCACTGGTATACATGTATACACTGTGATTGGTGTGATGGCTGCACTGTCACCCAACAACAAGTGGGAGCGCAACGTGCAAGACTGTGAACGCATGTGCAAAGCTTGGGTGAGTGGTGATGAGTTAGATGACTTCAAGGTGTCATGCTACAACACAATGAAACTCAAGGCATGGTCTATACTTGAGGATGACTTGACCAGTGATGATGAGATACTTGATAGGCTGAACGGTCAAAAGATCAGGTCATTCTATTCAAACATACGAGGTCTTGACGAGGTAACTATAGACGGTCATGCCCTGAACATTGCGCTAGGTATCAGGCAAGGCTTGACTAGTGATAAGACTGGCATGAGTAAGAAAGTATACAAACAGATGCAAGAAGTCTATGTCAGGGCGGCAAAGCGTGTAGACATCAAGCCACACGTACTGCAAGCTATCACTTGGACTACATGGAAGCGAGAGAATAAAATATGAAAACTGTATTAGAAAAAAAGATAACATCAACTAAAGTATATCAAGTACGAACACTACCAATAAGAAAAGGAAGTGACTACAAATATAGACTATTTGTTGACGGTCACTCTAAGACTTTGTATAAGGATTTAGTTGAAGCTGAAAAGCATATAGAAACATTAAGTAAATTAAAAGGTTGACAAGCAATGCCATATATGAGAGAACTGCCTCATGGCAAATGGGCAGTCTATGATGACAACGGCAAGTTAGTTATCATAACAAGAGACAAAAGAATTTGCCAAAATTATATGGACAAACAACAAACCGAGAAGGAGTAACCAATGTTTGTATTATTCGCAACTAAACCACTAAACGATGACACTAAAGGCTTTAGGTTCAATATCCTAGGCATCAAAGGTCTAACACGTAAGCGTAAAATCATGAAGCGATACGGTATCAACAAAGGTGCTTGCATGAAAGCCTATCACTTAGGCAAGCGTTCTATCTACTTCGAGACTAAGAGTAATAGAACTACAGCAAGACAGTTCAAGCACTTTGCAGGGTAAGCATGAGTGATGTTGAAGCTAAGGGTACAGCTAAGGTTGTACCCATAGATCAGCACTACAATGATATATCTAGGATCATTGATGATGCTGAGTGGATGGGTGATGATGACGTAGTAAAGTTATACTTGCCTGAGAAAGAACAAATAAAGAGACAGATGGATGATGGTGACTTATGGTATCCTAACTTCTAATACTAATAGAACCCTGTCTAACGACAGCCCTATTTTACCAACATTTTCTGATTTGTCAAGAAAAATTTTTAAGGAGTAACCATGCTTAAAAACATAACAACAAACAGATCACTTGGCTACACTGAGGATCAGTGGGGTCAACTTATAGAAGGCAATGGACTACTGTTGACGTGGTTCATTGAGTGGAACAAAGGTGACAATCAAGAAGCAAACATACTTGAGTTCTTCACACGCAGATACAATCAGACAGCAGGTGGTGATCCTTACCCTATGGGTGGCGAGGTGTCACTCGATGGTAAGTATGTATCTGAGGGTGACGAGGACCTTGAGCCGTACTTCCTGATCAATACTGATGATGGTGTAGGGTATATCTACCCTTACGCTTTCGTAGCACTGCCTAAGAAGTCAGGCGGTCATCATATAGTGAGGATGGACTGATGGACTATTACTTATGGACGGACGGCAAAAGCGACTATCGTTTGTTTGATAGCCCACCAAATGAGCCACCAAGTTTTAGCTACGATTTTAATTCACTAAACGATGCCTTAATGTTTGCTAAACAAGAAGGCTCTAGTGTAATAGTACCAGAGAGGATGGACTGATGAGACTATACAAGAATAGCAATGGAGTGTGGGCAGGTACACAAGCTGACGCACGTAAGTATTGCGGCAAGGACTACACCACTGTCGATGTACCAACTGACAAGCCTAACCTGTTAGGGTTTCTCAACCTCAATCAGGTAGGTAAGGCTTCATCTAGTCCTACGTTGAATGCTTTAAGAGATGACAATAAGACAGAGGTAGGTCATCCATACGAAGTTGACGTACTAAACAAACAAGCCTTGTCATGGATCAGGTGGAGTTATGATAAGATATGCTCTGGTCAGTACGATGAGTGTAAAGAAATGTTAGCCAAGGGATTAGAGTTAGCAAAAAAGGAGAAGATTGAATGACAGAGAAAGAACTGTTAGATATGCTGAGAGAAGCAGTCAAGGACAAGCCAGTTGACTGGGTACTTGAGGACATAGAGGACGAGCATAATTATTACTTTAGATTTATATTGAAGGAGACTGATGATGAAGATTGATGACGATACAAGACTTGAGATAAGACAGATCGTAGTAGATTTGTTTAAAGAAGTGCTTGAAGGTAATCTACAAACTAATCAAGAGATACAGTTAGAGGATTGCTTACAAGATATTATGTCTAATAAGATAGGCAACTATGAAGTAAATGTTTATGGTACATCACTAAGGGAGAAATGATATGGAAATAATTATAGACGCACGAAGCATAGAAGACGCAGAGATGATGGCACGAGCCATTCAAGAACAGACAGGAATAAAAAGAGATTTAATAAAGCTTGACATTGATGATACTTCTGTGGTAGAAGAAAATCAAAGGAGTGATTTGTTAGATGAATTGGAAGAATAAAGAAGAGGACAACCACTACGTAGGTAAGGAGCCATGCCCTGAGTGTGGCTCTAAAGATAACCTAGCAAGATATTCTGATGGTCATGGTTGGTGCTTCGGCTGTAACTACAGGGAGCCACCAACAGATCAAGAGGTAGTCGAACCTATTGCTGAGGTTGTAAACCTAGAGAAGATGACAGCAGTGTACAGAGCAATGAGGGGTATACAAGATAGCACCTTCAGGTTCTTTAACTGTCACACTTACTTGGATTCAGAGGGTATAGAGAAATACCAGAACTACATCTACCCCTCTGGTGGTGTAAAGACTAGGTACTTTCCCAAAGATTTTTCTGCAAAAAATTTTAAGGCAGATGAATTATTTGGTATGAACCTATGGAATGCAGGATCAGGTAAGAAGGTAACGATAACAGAAGGTGAGTTAGATGCTATGTCTGCATGGCAGATGTGTAATAGCACCAAGTATCCTTCAGCATTCGTGTCCTTACCGTCATCTAATCCATCAAGAAAACTATGGGCTAACGTAAGTAAATGGTTGGATACTTTTGACCAGATAATACTTTCGATAGAGCATGATGATCAAGGGAATGCTGTTGCCCAACGCATAGCTAACCTGTTTCCTAACAAGGTCTATCGTGTACAGCATGACAAGTACAAGGATGCTAACGAGTTCTTGCAAGCAGGGGCTAAGTCAGAGTTCTACAATGCTTGGCTACACGCAAAGAAGTATACACCTGAGAATGTGCTCAACACACCTGACCAGTTTCTCAAGCTGTACAACACAACAGAGAACCATGTCTACGTACCAACAGGTATATCAGACTTCGATGATCTGTGCATGGGGTTGATGCAAGGACACTTCACCTTGTTCAAGGCACAGACAGGCATAGGTAAGACAGAGTTTATGAGATACTTGGAGTTCTACATACTAAAGAACTATCCTGACATACCTATTGCCGCTTGGCATATGGAAGAGACTAAGCTTCGTTCATTGCTAGGGCTTGTGTCGTATGACCTGAAGACAAACGTAACACGCAAGGACTTGATTGAAGAGAAGGATATGCACGACAAGGTTGAGAAGAGTATCACCAACCTGACAAAGAACGAAAAGTTTTTTCAATTCTTTTTGAATGATGAGGATGATCCTCTTGACATTCTGTCTCATATCAGGTATCTGTCTCAGGCGTGTGGTGTTCGTTACATATTCTTCGAACCCATACAAGACATAGCAGCCAACACTGGTGGTGATGAAGGTAAGGAACAATTCCTAGCTGACCTGTCAGTGAGACTATCTAAACTTGCTGCTGAATTAGGAGTAGGTATAATTACTATAGGACATACAAACGATGACGGTCAGGTCAAGTACTGTCGTATGATTGAGCAACGTGCCTCAGTTGTAGTTGAGTTACAGAGAGACAAGATGTCTGAGGATGTAGATGACAGGAACACAACCAAGCTATTGGTCACAAAGAACAGGCCAGTGGGTCCGACAGGATATGCAGGTCAGTTGAAGTTCAACCCAGATAGCTTTACACTAGGAGAAAAGTATGGAGAGTATTGATCCCTTCGCTATCTTTGCAGCAGTACTGTACTTCTTTGGATGCTTCTTGTACTACGTACACGTTAAGACAATACTATATCTATTGGAAAAAGAACACGAAATGAACAGAACAAAAATACTAGGTGATAGTATCTTCTGGATTTTCAATGTTCTTATGTTGATGTGGATAGAGTTTACAGGAGAAGATGATGCTGCGTAGAGTTGCAATGGACATAGAAACTGATGCTATTGACGCTACTAAAATCTGGGTTGTCTGTGCTGAAGAAATAAATACAGGACAGAAGTTTGAGTTCTGTAACCTAACAACAATCAAAGAAGAAAGGGATCGCTTTGTTGAGTACTGTAGAGATGTTGACCAGTTTATTTTCCATAATGGTATTGGTTTTGATGTACCAATAATAAACAGACTGATAGGTCACACTATTGATTTGAATAAAGTTCTTGATACACTGGTTGTTTCTAGACTGTTCGACTACGGTATCAAGGGTGGTCACAGCCTCAAGGCTTGGGGTATGAGACTAGGAGACTACAAGCTAGACTTCAAAGACTTCTCTAAGTTATCAGAGGAGATGATTGAGTACTGTCACAAGGATGTTACAGTTACAGTGCAGTTGTTTAATAAGTTAAAGCAAGTCATCTTGTCTGAAGAGTGGCAGGATTCTTTACGTTGTGAGCATGACATACAGATACTCTGTGAACAGATGAAGGACAACGGCTTTTATTTTAACAAACAGAAAGCAGAGGATATACTAGATGAAGTACATCAACGGATGGCCTATCTTGAAAATACCTTCCAAGAAGACTTCCCACCTAAGCTTGAGGAAGTCAATCGTATCAAGTACAGAAGGAAAGCAGATGGTTCACTATACACTAGTGTCTCGAAAGCCCAACACCATTACGCAAAAACAGAAGTTGTGTACGGTGATGACGGTGCAGAGCTAGTATGCTACAACTTCATAGACTTCAACCCTGCCTCACCAAAGATGAGAATAGATAGGCTATGGGATGCAGGTTGGAAACCAATAGAGAAAACAAAAGGGCATACAGAATATGAAAGAGAACAAAGATCGTGGGGCTAAGTTCGCCAAGTATGGATGGACTTTATCCGAGGCTAACTTAAATACTCTACCAGATACAGCCCCTGAGGGTGGCAAACGTCTAGCAGAGTGGTTGACCCTTGAAGGTAGGAGATCGTCACTTGTTGAGTGGCTTGGTCACTGTGGTGATGACTCACGTATACATGGTAGCTTCACACATATTGGAGCATGGACAGGTAGGATGGCACACAGAAATCCTAACCAAGCTAACATCCCTGCACAGTTTCATGGTACAGCTAAGACTGCTGTTGAGAAAGTTAAGGACAGATACGATGGTCAGATGCGTGAGCTATGGTGTGTACCTAAAGGTTGTTACTTGGTAGGTACAGATGCTGAGGGTATTCAGTTACGTGTGCTTGCACACCTGATGAAGTCAGAGGAATACGTACACGCTATCGTGTCAGGTAAGAAGGAAGACGAGACAGACATACACAACCTCAATCGTAAGGCTCTAGGTATGTCACACGTAACGAGAGACATGGCTAAGACTTTTATCTATGCGTTCCTACTCGGAGCAGGTAATGCCAAGGTAGCAAAGATACTCAAGGTCAATCAGAAAGAAGCAACTCAAGCAGTTGAGAACTTCATGCAATCAATTCAAGGGCTTGCTAATCTAAAGAAGAAAGTCATACCACACATAGCAAAGCGTGGTTGGTTCAAGGGTCTTGATGGACGTAGGGTTGTAGTACCCTCAGAACATAAGACACTGGCAGGTATGCTTCAGAATGGTGAGTCAACAATAATGAAACACGCAGCACTTGACTGGGTACACAAAGCCAAGAGACAATGGATAGACTTCAAGCTAGTCACTTGGCCTCACGATGAATGGCAAACAGAAGTGAGAGGACAGATGAAAGATGCTGAGTTACTAGGTGACATACAAAGACAATCTATTGTTGACATCGGTAAAAAACTTGCTATAATGTGCCCACTAGCAGGATCGACAGACATAGGATACAACTGGAAGGATACTCATTGATAGGAATTTTACTTTTAGCATTGTCACCTGTAATTTATGTCTTGACAATCGAGTTATTAGTTGTTATGTTCAACCATATTGCAAACCAAGAAAAGGAGTAAAGCATTGGCTGATAAACCAAAAACAAAATGGGGCGAGTATAATGGTCAGTTATACTACGCTCGTATCTTCAAAGATAACATGGACGATTCGGACTACCATGACAAAACTCAAGGTCAGTTCAACGTAGTCTTTGTTCCTGATGAAGATGAATCAATAAGTGATATGTTGTCCAAGGGTTTTCCTGAAACATCTATGGGTAACAAGATGATCAAACCTATTGATGCTGCTGAAGGACGTATGGGTATGAAACTCAAACGCCCTAACGTACACCCATCTGGTATTGATGACTTCGGTGGTGCACCTAAGGTAACTCATGGCCTAACTAACAAGGCTTGGGATTACATCGAAGACGGTGCTCTAGGTAATGGCACTAAAGCACGTGTCAAGATTTCTATCTACGGTGAGGGGTCAACAGCCTCAGTTAGATTAGAAAAGGTTGGTATCCTCGAACACGTACCGTTTGAAGAGATTGCTGCTGCGGAAGATCGTTGGTAGTTTTGTCCCCCCTAACTGGCAGGGCTTCGGCCCTGTCTTTTTTATAGAGTGTGTCCAATGATCAGACCTATGACAGATGATGAACGGCAACGTGCAATAGAAAAACAAAAAGCAAACACAGGAAAAAAGTGTGTAAGTTGTGGTGGTCCTGCTTTTAAGGATGACTGGTGTAGCTTCTGCTTAGAGGAAGAGTAATGAAACAAGTACTGATTGATGGTGATCCTTTTGCTTATCAGGCTGCAGCTTCTTGTGAAGAAGAAGAGAGTGAAGCAGCTAACGAAAAGCTTGATGAACTGCTTGAGAAAAGCATAGAGGCTGTACTGTGGTCACCAAAAGAAGAACAGTATCAGGTTTTTCTGACAGGTAAAAATAATTTTAGATACGGCATAGCTGTAACTCACGGCTACAAAGCTAACAGAAAAGGTGCAGAAAAACCCAAGCATCTTGCTTCTGTTAGAGATTACATGATTAAATACTGGAATGCCATTGTGTCTGAGGGAGAGGAAGCAGATGACCTTATAGGTATCTGGTCTACTCAACGAGGTAAAGATGCTATAGTTATATCTGTAGACAAAGACATGATGCAGCTACCATGTGACCACTACAACCCTCGTAACGGTGTATACAAAACTGTGTCAGACTTTGATGGAATAAAGTTTTTCTACACTCAGGTGCTGACTGGTGATTCAGCAGACAACATCAAGGGTATCTATGGCGTTGGTCCTAAGAAAGCCTCTAAGATATTAGAAGACTGTAAGACAGAACAAGATATGTACGAGGAATGTGTCAGGGCTTACGGTGGTGATGAAGAGAGAGTAATAGAAAACGGTAGACTACTTTGGCTACGTAGAGAAGAAGAACAAATATGGCAACCACCCAAGTTCACAGATTCAGATCAGGACTAGAAGAACGTAACGCCAAGTACCTGCAAAAGAAACGTGTCAAGTTTGAGTACGAGACACTAAAGATTAAGTGGCAGGACTTACGTTTCAAAACATATACACCTGACTTCATACTACCCAACGGTATCATAATAGAAACCAAGGGTAGGTTTACTTTACCAGATAGAAACAAACATCTAAATGTAAAGAAACAATATCCACATCTTGACATTAGATTTGTTTTTAGTAATCCTTACCAGAGATTAAACAAAGGAGCTAAGTCTACTTATGCTGACTGGTGTGACTATCACGGTTTTATATTTGCTAAGGAAATAATACCTCACGATTGGATAAAAGAAAGAAAGAAAAAATGACAGTTAAAGTACATCACTATCTAGACGGTCCTATAGATCACGGAGACAAGTGGGCTTTGATATGTATGGTTGAAGAGAAAGGTTTAGTCTTTGATGACGAGATATACTTCAAAGATTTTAATGATGCTTATAACTTTATGAATAAGCTTAAGCAATCAACAACACCTATCCTTCACGAAAAAGAAACTTCCCTTTGGATACATTAAGGCTTGACAATGTTTGACTTTGAAAGTAAAATTAACGCTCTTGTTGAGAACTACGGTCTCTCTTTAATACTAGAACAAAAAGAAATATCTGAGTTTCATGTCATCAAACTACTAGTAGAAAATGATTTGGTAGACTTAGATGATTACTTTAATTTGGACAATGAATACAAAGCTTGGAAGGAACAGGAAGAGTGATTACACTAGACGATATAAACGCATTTCAGTACTACAATCAAGACCCTCTTGACATGGACAAGTACCAACAACAAGCTGCAACAACAGCTATCTATGACAAGAAACACGCAATCATTTATCCTGCGTTGGGTTTAGCTGCTGAAGCAGGAGAGGTAGCAAACAAAGTCAAGAAGATTATGAGAGATGGTAAGCTTGATCGTGAAGCTATAGCTGACGAGATAGGTGACTGTCTGTGGTACATAGCTGCACTATGCAGAGACCTAAATGTTGACATGGAGAACGTAGCTTATAGTAACCTAGAGAAGTTACATGGCAGACAAAAACGAGGAACACTACGAGGGAATGGGGATAAGAGATGAACAACTACCTACCTACAGATTACCAAGCGTTTATACATACATCAAGGTATGCACGTTGGTTAGAGGGAGCACAACGAAGAGAGACTTGGGCTGAGACTGTTGACAGATACATGACCCATGTAGTCCTACCTGTTATGGGTAGAGACAGCTTTGTCAATCAGATAGAACAAGCAATCCTGAACCTAGAGGTTATGCCTAGCATGAGAGCTATGATGACAGCAGGTAAAGCTTTGGAAAGAGACAACACCTCAGGGTACAACTGTAGCTACCTACCTGTCGATGACCCTAAGTCATTCGATGAGGCTATGTTTATTCTGTTGTGTGGCACTGGTGTAGGTTTCTCAGTTGAGCGTCAGTACGTACAGAAACTACCTGATGTACCTGAGCTATACGAGAGCGATACTAAGATCATTGTCAAGGACAGCAAAGAGGGTTGGGCTAAGGCTTTCAGACAGTTACTTGCTTTACTGTGGGCAGGTGAGATACCTCAGTGGGATGTGTCACAAGTCAGACCTGCAGGTGCTAGACTAAAAACATTTGGTGGTAGAGCCAGTGGTCCTGCACCTCTGGTTGACCTGTTCAACTTTGCTATCAAGATATTTAAGGACGCACAAGGACGTAAGCTATCTTCTATTGAGTGTCACGATCTTATGTGTAAGGTCGGTGAGGTTGTAGTAGTTGGTGGTGTTAGACGTAGTGCTATGATCTCTCTGTCTAACCTTAGTGATGACCGTATGCGTCACGCTAAGTCAGGAGACTGGTGGACTAACGATCCTCAACGTGCATTATCTAACAACTCTGTAGCCTACACAGAGAAGCCTGATAGCCTGTCATTTATGCGTGAGTGGATGGCTCTAGTAGAATCAGGTAGTGGAGAGAGAGGAGTATTTAATCGTGAAGCATCAAAGAACCAAGCTGCTAAGTACGACAGGCGTGACCCTTCTTTTGATTTTGGTACTAACCCTTGCAGTGAGATCATACTTAGACCTTACCAGTTCTGCAATCTTACTGAAGTTGTAGTACGTTCAGCAGATAACTACGATGACTTAGCACGTAAGGTTAAGATAGCTACAGTCCTAGGAACTGTACAGTCAACCTATACTAAGTTCCCATACCTTCGTAAGATATGGAAAGACAACACAGAAGAAGAACGTCTACTTGGTGTATCTTTGACAGGCATTATGGATAACCCTTTATTGACAAGGAAGAACAGTGGAATATCAAAAACTCTTAACAGCCTTAGAGAAGTTGCAGTGGAAACCAATCTTACTCTGGCTAATAATCTTAACATTAATCCTTCTACTGCCATTACGTGCGTTAAACCCAGTGGAACAGTCAGCCAACTTGTTGACAGTGCATCAGGTATACACGCAAGACACAGTAGGCATTACATAAGAACTGTAAGAGGTGACAATAAAGACCCACTCACACAGTTTATGAAGGATCAAGGTATACCTAACGAACCTTGTGTAATGAAACCTAACCAGACTACAGTGTTTAGTTTTCCTATCAAGTCACCACCCAACGCTATAGTTACAGATCAACTATCAGCTATAGATCAACTAGAGATGTGGCTTACCTATCAAAGACATTGGTGTGAGCACAAGCCTAGTGTGACTATCAATGTCAAGAAGGATGAGTGGTTTGAGGTTGGTGCTTTTGTTTACAAACATTTTGATGAGATGTCAGGTGTATCTTTCTTACCTTATAATGAACACACCTACCAACAAGCACCTTATCAGGACATAACAAAGCATGAGTACAAACAACTTTCTTCTTTCATGCCTAAAAAAATTGACTGGACCCTCTTGACAGATTACGAAAAAGAGGATATGACTAGCTCAAGTCAGACGTTTGCTTGTAGTGGTGATGTCTGTGAAGTAGTAGATATAGGAGCATAATATGGATGTATACGTAAGACCCTTCAGGAAAGAAGTCTACAACCAAGTAGATGAACCTTCCAAGAAGGCTTTGATTAAATACTTAGAGAGCCAAGGACATACAATAGTTAGTTCTGCTGAAGACTACTATGCTGATGTTGTGTCACAGAAGGATGGTGTTACCTACTTTAATGAAGCTGAACGTAAAGCTCAGTGGAAGAGTGATTGGCCTACGTACTGGACTGAGGTAAGAGTACCTGCTAGGAAACGTAGACTTGTCGAGAAGTACAAGGACACTTTGGAAAGCCTATACTTCTATGTATTTAACAAGACATACGACAAAGCTTGGAAGATCAAAGGTACTCAGATGGTTGATGATATTATCAAGGAAGCTTCTGGTCCTAGATACAGGATACCTAAGCATGAGACCTTCTATCATATACCTTTTGTTGAAGCAGAGTTAGTAGAAATAAAATGACGAGTGGAGTAACTATGGCAGGTAGTGGTATTTTATGGGTTGACAACCTATTCAATTCTTGTGTATTGTTCTTGGTACATATAGCTTCATTGCTTGGAGTAACCTATGAAGAACTTAACGTATACTTATTCTGTATCGCATGGCCTATTATCACAGTGTACATGATGTTTAGAATATTGTATTTGAGATGGAAGATAAGATGGATGATGTAGTAAATAAGCCACCCCACTATTCAGATGGCGAAATAGAAGTTATTGATTACATGAGGGATAACATGGATACTATGATGTTCATGGGTTACCTTGAAGGTAACTGTAAGAAGTACCTGCACAGATACAGGTACAAAGGCAAACCTGTAGAGGACTTGAAGAAAGCTAGGTGGTACTTAGATAGGTTGATACAGGAGATGGAAGGAAAGTAAATGTTTAGTGCTATAATATTAGCCTGTAACCTAGAAGGAACACATTGTCAAACCTTTGGTACACCTAGAGTTATGCACTCTGAAATAGAATGTTATAGTTCTTTAGCCAATGGTTTAATTCAAGTAGAGAATCTAGGTTGGGTAATTAAAAACTTTCATTGTTACGAATGGAAGGAAAGAGAAAGTGCATAAAAAAAAGGGGAGCTACTTAGGCTCCCTTCTTCTTTTAAATAATTAAATTTATTAAAACCACTATCTGTGCTGCAAACATTAACAAGAGAGCCAGTGGTACTATATTATCTAGTTTCATTTCTTTTTTCTTTTCTTTCCTGATGCTGTTGTGGACCAAGATACTCTCTTCGGTCCTGTTTTTTTGGCAGCTTCCTTCTTGGAGATTCTTCCTGCCACCGACTTCGGACGACAGGCTGGATACGGACGCTTGCTTCCCTTTGCACTCTTACGTCCACACTTCTTGCCAGTCTTAACATCACGCCAATCCTCAGCAAACCATTTACCCAAGCCGCCTTTAGCCATTAGCCTCTAGCCTTCTTCTTTGCTGTAGCACTAAGGTCTTTAAAATGAAATAATCTCTTACTTGTTTTAGTATGAGTTTTACCTGTATGAAGGTGACCATTAGCCATCTTGTGTGTAGCACCTTTGTACTCAGTTCCGTTTCTTAAATAATGTTTTACACCTTTAGCCATATTAACAACACTCACACTCTGGGCTACACTTACGATTTCTTAATGCACTCCAAAGTCTTCTCAAGTATCTTCTCATTACGATTTCCTTTTCTTCACTCTGTTATCTGCACCCTTCCACTTACCACCTTTTGACTTGTACCACTTAGCTGCCCAAGCATTTGCGTAAGCTGATGGATATACTTTAAACTTTTTCTTTGCTGCTGCCTTAGCTCTAGACCATAGTGCAGGGTTAGTAGGTATAGACTTAGCCATTTAATTCACCACTTCTTACATGACCAGTATCGTGCTGTCATCTTATCTTTAGCTGTATCACACTTATGTCTTGCACGAAAAGACTTTCTACGTTTAGGATTATTCTTTTTAATTTTCATGTTGGCATCGCCAAACCTTATTATCTTTTCTTTACCACCCTGACAAGCCTTGACAACAAACTTCTTACCACCAGACACCTGACGCTTAGGGCTGTTACATTTCATCTTGGATTTGTCTATCTTTTTAGAAGCCATATTATTTTCCAAAAAACTTAGTGGCTGACCTTACACCAAAACTTGCAGCTACGATAACTCCAAGTGTGTACTGATACCACTGAGGCATAGTCTCAAGTGCAGTAAAACCATTTGCTACTATCTCTCTACCCCAGTCACCTGTAAACACGAGCACAAGTGGTATCGAAAACAAAATAGTAAGCCACTCGTCTTTCCACGAAGACTGACTACCTTGAGCCATAATCTTTTCCCAGTCAGCTTCACTCGTAGCACGACTGACCATTATCTGAGCTTCCGCTTCTGCACGAGCTACCTTTGCTTTAGTCTCTGCAGCCTTTGTTTCAACTTTTCCATTTAACCACGTACCTGCTAGACTAGCTATAGGTCCAATCAAACCTTGTATCATTTCTTATTTCCCATTGCAGTAAACCCGAAGTATGCACCAACAAGTGCAGATACAGATACGACATAGATGTTAGCTATATCAGCTATTAACATTGCTGCTGTTTCCATACCAAGTAATGTACAGAGAAAGATACCCATAGGATACAGAACCATACCTGACAAAGCAAACCAAGTCATGTTGCGCTGGGCATCACGCTTTGCATCCTCGTCTTCCATCTTTCTACGTCTGTCTTCTAGGTAAATCTCTCGCTCTTCTGCGTCTAGTTTACCGTTCTTATCTAAGTCGTACTCTTCTACCATTATAAATCTACCCAACCCATAGCTACTAATAAACCTAATCCACCACCACATACTAGAAGAAAGATAACTACAACTATAAAGGCTAGTTCAGCATTATCCTTCATGCGTTGAGCTTCTAGTCTTGCTTGTCTTTCTGTTTCTTTTCTTTCTGCAGCAACTTCCCTACGTAATTTAAGAAGTTCTTGGTAAGCACTATAACCCAAAGTGTTAACAATGAACTCTCTCAATTCTTCTTCAGCCTCTTTAGCTTGTTGACGTTTCATAAAAGTGTCAAGTGCTTCTTCGTTTGCACTACTAAAAGGGCTTTGCTTTTTCTTTTCGTGAGCTTTCTTTGCGTTATCCACACTGTCAAAGAAGCCACCTAACTCCCTTGACATGGATGCTATTGTCCTACCTGCACTTATGCCACCCTTGACCAATGCCAATGCGCTGAGTGGATCAATCATAATTAGCCTCTAGGATCGAGCATATCTCTGTGATCACGGTTCATGTACTTTAATTCTGTTTCAATTAAAGCTATTCTCTGTTTAAGTTCATTAATAGAACTAAAGGAAGCAAGCATGGCACCCATTTCTTCCCATATCTCATCACTATCTTCCCATAGTTCTATAATGTCAGACTTACTTTCCTGTACATCACGTTTAAGATTTACTGTATCTTCTACAGCCATTCGACTAGCGAACTGAGAGACACTCTCTTCTAGAGCAGTAATGGTAGCTGCCTGTTGACTGACCCACCAGACACCACCAGCAAGCTGTACAGCCATTGCCATGACTAAAGCTATTGGGAGTTTCATATTTTCCATGTCACATCATCTCAAAGTGTGGAGCATCTATAAAAGGTCTGCGTCCTTGTGACCTACGTAAGTCTACGTATGCGTTCATTGCATCTTCTGCAGTTGATGGGTATGTTCTGATGTCTCCTTCAGACCAAGCAGCACCCCACTTCAAAGCAACTGAATTTTTTCTAGCTGCCTCAGCCATAGCATCACATATGTCATCGTAAACATTTAGTTCCCAGCTTATGTCTGAACCAAAGTAAGCAACCAAGTCTACAGCATGAGCATAGCCTGTGTCTTGGATTAAGTGTTTACTTTTCATAGTCTGTGATCTACCTGTACGCTTTAACTCTGCCTGTTCATGCAGGGTTCTTACGCCATACGTAACTCCGAAGTCCACTGCGGTAATCTTGATTGCTTCAGACACAACCTCTACCAAATCAGGATGTACACCTTCTAACTTCTTTAAACTTCTTTCTGATAACTTGAACGCCATTATAAATCCTTTACGTTTCCTAGATTAATTTCTACTGGTCTTCCTTGATCTCTCGTATCATCTTTATAATCTCTGCTACCAAATAAAAAACCTAAATTACGAGCAGCTTGATAAGCTGTTGGTGCGTTATTTATAGTATCAATCATAGCTTCCATAAAAGTTATTTGATCCCCTGCTTCAAACTCTTCTGCAGAAAGAGACAAGTATGTACCGTCTTCTTGTTTACCTTTACCAAACCAAACCCAATCATTGAAGTTATACCTGTCAATTACTTTTATATCACCATTATCGTCAGCTTCTAGTGTTGCCTCACCTAAAGTCATCTTGACTTCATCTGCTGGTGCCATGTTTAACAATTTATTTCTTATAACATTCCAACTTTCATTTGATCCACTGTAAAGTCTAGCAGACATTTTAGCACCGTACTTATTGAAGTCTTCATAATCTATAGTTATACTTTGTCCTGCTTTTAAACCTTTATCCTTTGCGTATTGTTTTAAAACAGATATAGATTCAGGAGAGAAGTTAGTTTCAGTTATCGTTCTATTCAAAAAAGATAGCGAAGGCTGATTGAAAATATCATCCATGAATGTTTTTATTGGTGTTGTAGTTAATATATTGTAACTGTCTTTTACAACCCCTCCTGCAGTTACAGCAGCATCTACCCCTGCCTCAACCCCTGCCTCAACACCAGCCTTGACTACAGGCTTTGCTTTTTCCATAAAGTCAAAGAACGTCTGACCTAAAGAGTTTTCTCCTGCAGGTTGTGTATTTTTAAAAGAAGAGAATGTTCCTAATACTTCGCTACCCATTAGTTAATCCTATGTGTTTCTAGGTCACCATCTTCTAATCTGACAACAACAATCTGACCCTTCTCAAACATACCCTGTTCTCTCATACGTTCAAACTCTCGTCTACCATTTACTACAACAGTAGTATCAGGGTTTGCATTCATAGATTCTACATACCTTTTTACATCATCATTATAAAAGTCTGCTTGAGATATTATAGGTAAAGATTGTTGTTCAGTATCAGGTCTTACCTGAGGTCTAACACTTTCATCTAACTCTTGTTGCGTTATCTCTGGCTCTCTTCTAGTAAAGTCCTGACCGCTTGTATTGAACAGCATCTTTTCAACAGCTTCACCTTTAGTTATGAAACCGTCTTGGTTCATGTCAAGACCCATGTTCTTGTCATACCTATTGCTACCACTACTAAACAAGATGTAGTCGTTAGCTTTTCCTACAGCTTTAGGATACAAGACTGCCATATACAGATCACCTATATCAGGGTCTTCTACTCCTTTAAGTTTTTGTTTTAAGAATGTGCTTACGTACTCTAGTTGTTCTACTCTTGTCATACCTGCTAGTTCTGCAGTAGAAGTACCTAAGTCTTTAGCTGTAGCCTCAACAAACTGTATCAGACCAGTAGCACTTGTACCTGCTTTACTTTTTTCTGCAGGATTAAAAGTATTCCCTGTCTCAAAAGCCATGATCCTTAGTAAGTCCTGAGGTATAGCACCTATTTCAAACGCTAGGTTATCTACAGCATCAATAAAATCTAAGTCTTCCATAACATTCTTAGGTGGTACGTAAGGGTTTTGCTCTGATGTTTCTTTGTTAAATGTTTTATCTACACCAATATTACTCATACCCAACTTTTTGAGTTGGTTTTTGTAAAAATTGTTGATGTCTAGTTGTGTCTTAGCTTCTCTGAACAAACCTTTAGCCCTTGCTAATTCACCAAGTAAAGGTGTCATCAAGTAGTTATCAGCCATAGCCTCTTCTCTACCTCTGGCTCCACCATCCTTAGCCATAGCTGTAAGGTCACCATTGTAATACTCATTAGCATACTGAGTAATCATTTTAATACCTTCTTCACCACCATACTTTTCAGGTTGAGGAATAAAGGCTATCTCACCTGTCGCTGCACTGACAGCCCAAGGACTATTCTGCAGAGTACCAGATTGCTGAAGAGAACGAGTGACGTACTGTTTAAAGAGAGAAGATTTTAGTCTAGCTACTGCTATTGTGTAACCCTCAGGGTCTATCTTTTTAATTGCGTTAAGTTTATCAAGAGTTTCATCGCTGTATAAGGTACGAATAAATTTCATATCTCTGATACTGTCTCTGCTATGTATATAAGTAGTAGCCTTACCAATACCCTGTAGGAAACTGTTTCTGTGAGCCTCTACACTCATAGCCTCTACTGTTGTTGCATTTACCTGAGTATTAATAAAGTAATCTATAGTGTTCTTATATATTCTGTCCTCAAGTTCTGCCGCATGATTTAGTGTATCACTGTCGAAAATAGAACCTTCATCAGGTATACTTGTCTCACTTTTTCTTTCTATAGTAGCTACTTCAGATGTAGGTATCTTTACTTCAGTGTAAACTATAGCTTCTCTTGGTGGTAGATTTTTGTAAAAGTCTATACCTTCTGAAACTTTCTGAGACATATATGCAGAGATAAACTCAGGCTTCATTTCAATTATAGAAGCAGCTAGTATAGGATCATTGATACCCTTAGCATTCTCTACAATTATTCTACCTAGCGCAGCAAGCTCTTGACCCTGCAGCATTTCAAACTGATCAGCATCGTAGTTGGCTACGTTCTTAACTAGTGCCTCAAGACCAGCTATCTGGTTTTCTATTGGTGCGTAGGTATCAGCAGACACATTAGTAGGTCTAGCAAAGTTGGCTCTCAACAAGGCTACCCCTGACATCAACTGACTTTTAAGAAACTCAGGATCTACATTACCACCTTGTCTTTCTACTTCTAGGGCAGCACCAGCAAGTTGTGTTAGCTGATCTATTCTCTCGTCAAACAAAGGTAGTCTTTTTTGAAACTCAGCCTCACTTACGTTTCTGTTTAAAGTTAAAGAAGCCATAGAAGCTTCATTTAATTTTATTTTTTCTACAGTTAGATTCATAACATCTTGCATATTATAGTTTTGACCAGAAGCTTTTAGCTCTTGTTCTGAAAGAAAACGAAAAGAAGGGTTAGCATCAACTAGAGCAACAACTTCGTTGTACCCTGCTGTCTCAGCATTAAAAGTTATAGTTGTTTTGTCTAGACCTGTTATAGCTTCAATCGCATCAAACATTGAAGCATCAGGTTTTTGACCAGTAGTTGCTATAAACTGTGTAAGCAAACCATTGGTAACAGCACTTAGTTGGTCTAAATCTTCTACACCTCTAGTTTTTTCCTGAAGAGTTGTAAAAAACTTAGCAGCAGATGCTCTGTCTACAGATGTTTGAGTAGGACCAGTACTTTGTCGCCTAGCTACTGTGTCTGCTATACTAAAAACACCCTTTGATAGAGCCTGTAAGCCCTGTGCAGCAGCCCCATACTCTGTAGCTGTGGGTGCTTGTACCCCCTGCTCAAAGGCTGCTCCAGCGTCCTTCATATCAATGGAAAAAGACATATACTTTCCTTACATTCTTTCTGTTACTATTTCTGCTGAGTGAGTTAAATCAAGACGTTGAGCATTTCTCATTATGTCTGGTATACTTTCACCTCTAGATATTCTTTTTTGTATCTCTACTTTAAGTTGATCACTGAATGGAGTAGCCCAGAGCTTATCGTTAACCTCTTGCATAAGTTTAGCACCCTTTTCAAACTCATCTCTATCACCCTCAATCATAAGTCTGATAGCATAGTTAGCTTGTTGTCTTAAGTATGTTTCAACTTCATCTACTTTTTTATTCTTCTTAAACTCCATCTCTTTGTAGTCGTAGTAGTTCTGTACAGGAGCAGGAGTTGCACCGAAGAATACAGCAGCAGCACCACGCCAAGGTTTTACATCAGAGGATACTTGCTTTCTTGTCCTACCTCTGTATTCGCCCTTATCAATAAGCTCCCACATTTTGTACATTTTATCATAACTTGAGACATTACGCAAGACAGAATTTAAATCTTCTCTAACTAATGACGTTCTGCCAGCAAACATATTACCTATGCCTGTTGTAGCTAGACCTAACATATCTCTACTTATCTCAGCAGATGGACCACCTATCACAGTCATAAAGTCTTCACTGAAAAGTCTTTTAAATGTCTCAAACATTTGGTCAGCAGGTGCTACCCTTTTAGCGTAAGCAGTTTCTTCACCAATCAACTCAGACAAGAGCCTATCTACTAGTCCATACTTTATTGAGTTATGTATCTTTTCAGTCATAGGGTCTTTAGGATCAAAGCCCATTTTTTCTGTGAGGTATCCTGCAGTATTCTTAGCACCAACACCTGTCATACCTAACATAGGGCCAAGAACAAAGAACATTCTTGCTTTTTCTCCCCATGTAAACTCTCTACCTACTGTAACAGCAGCCATTGACCTAAACATATATGTCAACCACTGAGTAGGAACCCTCATAGCACCTGACTGAAAGTAACTTCTAGATGCTGATGTCATTCTAAAAGTTAAATCCTGTTCTCTCTTGGTTATCATCGCTCTACCTTTAGTAGAGTTGACAGGAATGTTAGGTCTTGTAGCTTTATGTTCTAAAAAAGCTGTAGTCATAGCTGTCATACGTGAAATTAATTCACCATGTTTAAAGAATAAAGTAGATTTGTCAAGTAAACTAGAAGCAGTCTGTGCTCCTTTAGGTAATAGATTAGTAGCTACTCCAAATTTTTCTGGTGTCTGTAATTCTGCTACCTGATTGTCTATGTTTGCTCTACCACTTGTTTCTATATATTCTAGAAGTTCATCTAAATCGTCTTTATCTATAATAGTTTTACCAAGTTTATTATCTAGCAGTCTTTGTTTGGCTAGTTCCTTAGCTTGTTTAGTTAGTGATGGGTGTGCAATTAGAGATAGAGCAGGAGCTAAAGCTATACCTCTAATACCTGCTCTTGGTGATGCTGCAACAATAACATTAGAATGAAAACCTTGTAAGAACAACTGATCAGGGTTTAAGAAACCAAACTTAGAGTAGAACCCTACTTTTAGTAGCTGACTGGCAGGGTCAGAACCTTCCATTCTCCAACCCAATATAGACTTTCTTCCTGTAGCATCAAAGATTGCTTCTGTTGCACCCCTTGTAAAGCTCTCCCACATTGCGCTAGTCATTGTTGGTTGGTTGAGCCTACGTTTAATTACTGCCTGTTGTTCTCTTAACTGAGCAGCAAGGTCATTAAACTTACCAGTCTTAGTTACTTCAGCTTTTAGTAGCTTCTGTAAGAAATCAGTCTTAGGAATATTTGTAGGTATGTTGACAATACTAGGGTTTGCCTCAGCTAACTTAACCCACCCAACCAGAGCATTCTGGGTTGAAGCTCTATGTGCGTACCCAAAAGCTTCTGAGTTAAACTGATCAGCTATTGCAGATATTGGGTTGATGTTAGATGCTTCCCTACCACCAAATTCCATAGGTGGGTTGTCGCCTCTTCTCATATTTATTTTTATTGAGTCGTAGTCACCCATGCTAGACCCTAGAAGTGCAGGGTTTTCACCTACTTCTTCCAATCTAAGCTTTTCATCCCTAGCTTTTACAGCAAACTTCTCTCTGAAAGTAAATCCATGTTTGCTTGCTATAAGTTTTAAGTCTGCTAATGTGCTTGTGTTAGGTCTCCAGTCTCTATTTGCTCTGATAATGGCATCTAAAGCATCTGAGTCTGTTTTACCTAGCTGAAGTTTTGCTATATCATCAACACCTGCAGCATCCATAAGACTTCTAGTCTTTTCTGTTATGTTGTTTATTTGTTTGACAGCTAAATCTGCCTGTGATTTACTAAAAGCTCCAAGTAAAGTTCTTATGCCAAGTGCTGCATTCTTAGGACCATTGACTGTCTTTACACCTGTCTCAATAACAGCAGAAACAAACCACCTAAGGTCAGCATTTGCCCTTGGACCACCAAAGTTGTAGGGCATTACGTCTACTTTTTCTAGAACTCTGATTTCATCTATGTTTGTTACGTATAGATGTCCTAGAAATGGACTATCTAGCTTGTAGACTGGTACTTTTTCGTACTGTTTCTTGGCTAAATCTGTTTTTCTTAGAGAAGCACCACCACCATTGTTTGATGTTGCTAGTTTAAAGTCAAGAATTGCAGCATCTTCGGGTATTTTTACACCCTGACCGTCTACTTTATATACTATCCTACCTATTTCATCTATGTTTGGAGCAAAGACACCACCTGCAGCTACAAATCTTTTCAACATTGCTGATGATTTTATCTGCCAAGAAGTGTTATTGATGTCTACTAGGGCAGCGTAAGCCTCTACAGTCTTTCTAGGGGCAGGTACACCAAACTCAGTGTGGTATATACCCTCAAATTGGTGTAATGTAGGAGCTTCTTTGAACTTTTGTGACAGGTTTCCATCCCTGAGTGACTCCATAATGTGACCAAGACGTTGAGTTTCACCCTTTCTCAGTGCATTTATTTTCTTTTCGTAAGGTTTTATTAGTTGTTTTATGTTGGCTGCACCAGCTTCAGCTTGTAAAAACAAAGTTCCTAACCTGTCAGACAGTCTTGTTGTTGATGCACTAAAAACTTTTTCAAAAGTATCAAAGATAAAGTTTGACTTTTGTAAAACTTGTTCAGCCTCAGGTAAACCTAGTACATCTATACGCTGTTCTGTCTCTACATACCAGCCTCTACCCTCTTCTCTTCTTACTACCTTGAATGCTGGGTCTTGTGCAGCTACAGCTTCAGCATCAATCTTTCTTCTGAAAGGAGCACCAGAACCTTCTTTACCTATTCTAATGACAACCTTGTAATCATCAGACAACTCGTCAACTACACTTTTTATATTTGCTACAGCATCATTTGTTGTTGAAGATATTTTTGCAGCCATTGTTTTAGCTGTTGCTTCAAGAACTGATAAAGGAACAAACTCACCAAAGGAGCCTCTTCTGTTTAATTCTGCTAGGTCTTCATAAAGAATCGACCATCTTGTTCCATCACGTACAGCAGGACCAGAAGGTCTAGCTGCAGGACCAGACGCAGCGTCCATCTCTTCAGGAACCAATCTACCTGCTGTTATGTTATCTGTCTGAACACCAACTTTTTCTACTGCTCTTGTAGCTGCATTAGCTGAAACAACTTCACCATCAACTACAGCAACAGCATCTACTGGTCTTTTAACTTTAGTCAGTGACAGCAGTTTTCCTGTTGTATCTTGGGCAAGTGCTGTAGTTCTTTTAAGTGCTGAGGCTGTCTTTCGAATGCCTCCCAAGTAACCCAAAGTAGCAAGGTCAGCAGCACCAAAAAGAAAGTTGAGATTTGCATAAGGATCATCCCCTAAGTATGTAGCATCATGTGCTGTTTTATAGAGGTTCCAAACACTATCTCCGTTTGCTGTAAAGATACCTTCGTCTTTTCTTTCTTCTATATATTCTCTAGCCCATTCCTCAAATTCGTTAGGAGTTAACCTAACAAAAGCTTCACGAATGTCAGTACCTTCTCTGTTGCTTCGATAAGTTAAATTCTCAGAAATACCTATAGTCAACTCCCTTAGAATGTTTACATCTAAGAAGTGAAGAAACTTAGAGAACCCACTTTGATCATTAGCCTCAAACTCTTCTTGCATCAACCTGTTGAAAGTTTCCATGTTGGTTAATGCTCTACTAGCAAAAGGTGTCACATCACTATCGTTGAGCATAAGCATTTGCGAAAGCATATACTCAGACATAGGGATGTCTCTGTCTTTCTCCATCCTTTCTTGTACTATCTCAGCAGCTTCCTCTACAGACTTATCGTCTTCTAGAGCTTTCTCTACTAAGTTCTCATAGTCGTAGTTGTTTTCTTTTAGCTTGGCTGAGGTGGTGTGTACAAAGTCACCTTGCGATCTAGCTACCCTTATCTCAGTTTCATCAGTGTCTAAGACGTACCCTAGCTCCTGAGCCTTGATAGTCTCAACTTCTGAGAAAGGGTTTAGAGGACGTTGGTACTCTTCTTCCTGATACTCTTTTTCAAGAACATCTTGGTTAGAGACAAACTCATCTAGTGTAAGAGGTCTGTTCATTATGTGTTAACCTAATTAATAAAAAGGACTATTTTTTTTGGCCTCATCAAAGTCAAGAGGATTCATATTTCCTAAAGCAAACTTAGCTCCACCAAACAACAGTCCAGCCTGAGCAAAACCTAATTGTGCTTGACCTTGTAATTGAGAAGCTTGTGCACTTAAAGTAGTAAACTGCTGACCCAAGCCTGACATCATACTTCCGTATCCTAAGTTAGCTCCTATTTGAGAAGATATACTTCCTAAGCCACCTCGTAAAGCAGAGCTACCTTGTAAACCAGCAGCCTGAGCAGCCTGTCTTGCCCTAGACCTAGCAACAATTTGTTGTCTAACAGCACTACGCCTAGCTCTAGTTACCTGAGCTTGTTGCATCTGTACTCTAGTCTGAGCAGCTTGAGCCTGTATTGCTGCTGATCGTTGAGTAGATTCTACAGCACCCTTGACTTTATTAACACCAGCACCTACTGCACCGACTGTTGCTATACCTGTTCCAAATGCTATAGCACCAGCAGCAGCACCACCGACACCAGCTAAACCTATGCCGCCTAAAATTGCACCACCTATCGCTGAAAAAACTGCCATCTATATCTCCTTTACGTAAGCTATCTCTGTAGGTTTAAAACCTTTTCTTTTAAACAGAATGCCAACATTTGTTTTTAGTACACTATCTAAATCTGATAATCTTGAAAAACTACAACCTCTTTTCTCTGACCACTCTACATAATCGTCTATGAGTTTAATTGCTGTTCTTCCTTTTCTGTGCTCTGGGTCAATCCAAAACATTAGCTCTTGAGAAAACCAGAGATCATTTATAGGTAGTTCAGATACTACAGCTATGAGAGCACCTACGATTTCTCCTTCGTTTTCAACTATTTTTACAAAACCATTTTCTGATTCTACTAGTTGAGCTACTAAGTTGTTTACTTTGTTACTGTTGAACTTAGTCCATGCTGGATGTGGTATCTCTTTGCAGAATTGTTTTACTGCTAGGACTGTATCCAAGACATCCTCTTGGGTAGCATCCCTAATTGTATATTCAGTCATTAGTAACGAGGGTTCCTTCCTTGTATCATGCCCCATCCTAGAAGCAAGAAGTCCTTCCCCTGTTCACTTTCGTATTTTACTCTCATGGATCGTCCATGTCCACGTATTTTAACTCTTGATGTTATCACATCATCTGGATAATTAAAGTCACTTAGATTACTGTTGTTAGGAAACACAGGATACTTTAGTCTGTACACCTGTTGTGATGTTCCAAAGTCTTCAGCAAAATCCCAAGCAGCAGAAACTTTTAGTCCTGAAGGTCTAATAGGTTCGTAACCATCATTCTCATTACCTGTAAATCCTGTCTCAGTTACTCTGCAGTACGTAACTATGAATGGTGCATTCTTTTTAGTTACCAAGTCACCTATAAAGTCGTAACCTGTTTCAGCAAATGATGAGTAGTTTGTGTTAGTCCAATCTAAAAAGTCAATAGCTGTAAATGCACCAAAGGTTATCTTGTTGTTTGACCCTTCCCTACAGATAAGAACAATAGCAGGGTCACCTGTGTTTGTATTAGATATTTGTGTAGACACAACGTCATTACCGTTTGAGGTAACAACATCATCTGCACCGTTGTTTGATGTAACGTCTAGAGCAACCTCACTAGCACCATACCCTGAGTAAAAAGCTAGACCAACTATACAGTCTGTGTTAGATGTTTGATCCGATACTTTCCAAGGAAAGAAAGCTTGTAGAGGTACGTCAAGAATTAAGAAGTTGTTAAGTTTAGATGCTACAGTTTCATCTTTATCAGGATAACCCCAGTATATTCTTTTATTGATAGCGTCATAAACTGCAGTTACTTTTAGTTTAGCGTCTGCATCAATAGCATCCCAGAAGGTTTGAACTGTAGGTAGAGTTAGGTTTTGTTCCTGACCTTGGCCTGATACAGGGTCTGTCTGTAGTGTATGGATACCAAACCTTGACCACCAAAAAGGAACACCCTCAGCTTCTACGAATGTTTGAGGCTGTAGGATACCAACCCTAGTAACCCTGTTTACAGAAAAGGACGATGCTCTGAACACACCGTCCACACCAGAAATCTGCCATACACCATTCTCAGCAAACACGAATAGAGAGTTCTGATAGGCGTACAGTCTTTGTATTTTAACAGCGTCAGGTATTCTTATGACACCACCATCTGTGTCCAACAAGTCAGAGATATATTCTGATGTTGGGTCATTCTGTTGGTGACAAGTACCTAGGTCATCTACTGTCTCAACAAGCTTGGAGAATAGTATTGTGCCAGCATTTTCAGAACTGTCAATACCTGCGTAGAACACCCTACCAGAAAAAGATTCAGCGCATCTAAACCTAGAACTCTCAGGGTCTGTCATCTTGGTAAGACCAGTTAGACCTGAAGCAGACCCTCTGTTCTTAGTAAAGAAGTCTAGTATGTAGTGACCATTTGCTGTTAGTGTAGTACCACCATATACCTTCTCCCATTCCGAAGAATCGTAGTCACCGTCTGTGTCTTTACCTGCATACCAAGGGTGGGTAAGTCTTTTAGTTAGATCTGTAGGAGCACCATTACCTGTGTTCCAACCTGTGTTCTGTGCATCATACTTTCTGTTTTGAGAAGGTGAGCTATCATTATCAAAGTATGTGCTTGTGTCACCTTGAAACTCAAAGTCTCTTACTTCAAAACTAATTTGTGTTACAGTAAATGTACCACCAGATGAATTGTAAACTATAGCTATAGTGTTTATCTCAGGGGATGAAACAACTAAGTTACCTTTGATTGATGTGAACTGACACTTAGCTGTATCAGCACCAGCAGAACCAGAATGCTGATAAGAAGATAGGTTGACTGAGTTAGACTCTACTTGGTTAGAGTAAGGTAAAGCACCTTTGTTATAAAAATAAAGTGTAGCACCTTTTTGAAGAACCAAGAACTCTAGGTCAGCATTACCACCTACGTTTACCCAATCACCTGTAGCTGTCTGTTCAGCATCACTAAGAGTAAACGAAGATAGTACATTACCTGTCTCATACTCTACACCTAGTCTTCTACGTCTAGTACCATCCCTACGTAGGTCACAGTTTAGTTCATCAACAGAAGCACCTTCAGGAAATGTAAGTTCTGCAGCCTCAGTTACAAGACCTCTTACAAAGTTATTAACTGCTTTCTGGTTTAGACTTTGAGGCATTACGTTCCATTTCACGTTGGTCTGCGTATTCATTACGCTGAACAGTTTTAGTTTTTACTTTGTTTCTAAGGTAATGTTCTACAGCTTCTTTACCTTTTTGTAAGCTAGAGTATCTACCAGATAGTTCACTGGGTAAGATGCCCTTTTCAAACCTTACTTTAAAAAATGAATAATTACTGTCTTCTTTCTCTACGTAAATTTCTGATACCATTTTATCAGACTTTATTTTACAGTACTGGTTTACTGTATCAGTTTCAATGTCAATCATTAGCTACGTCCATACTGGTTTCTTGAAGCAAGCCTAGTTTTGTATTGATCGTTTTGTACGTAAGACTTTAACCTACGTGCAGACTGCTCAACCTTAGGATCAGAACCACCTTTAAATAAACTAAAGCAAGCTGACTTAGCTTCAGCTAGAAGTAAAGGCATTAGTGTCTGATCTAAGTCTATAGCAAAGCTGTCTGTTTGACTGAATGTTGGGTATATAGAACAGAAAGCTCTTGTCTTGTTAGATGCTAGATTGGCTTCTACTGAGACATCGTAGGCATCCATTATAATATGATTATCGTTGAATGAAGTATAATAAGAAGGGTCTTTATCACTAGCAACAAACAACTCTACTGACTGGTCTACTGTTGTAACTTTCTTACCTGTCTCAACCATTCTGTCCATAAAAATTAAAGGTTCTACGTAAACTATTTCTCTATAGTCAGGAGCAGAGGCGGTTCCTATATTGTAGTCAATACGTATTAATTGTTTTGTTCTTGCAGGATAAGTAAAGTGTGTAGGTCTAGCGGTACTTGCTAAAGAAACTAAAGGTATAAGTTTGTTGTGTTCAGGTATATCTCTAGCAGCAATTATATTGAAGTAAGTGTCTTCTATTACTGAGGCTATCTGTTGAGCCTCTACTGTGTCAGAAATAGTGTTGACATTTTCTGAGTCCATATCAGACAGAATAGATTGTACTACTTGTAAGAGAGTGCTTTTCATTATGATCCATCCACGCAGATAACTATTGCACAATCAACGTGTGAACTTGCTCCACCGTTACAAGCTATCTTTATAAAGCTTCCTGCTGAAACTGTATGATTTGATGAAGGTGCTAGTGTGTCTACGTCACCTGCTGCAGAACCAGACTGAGTGACAGTTACTACACCCATCGAAGCACCTGCTGCGTTTGTTACTGTAAAGGTTGTGTCTGAGCCAGAGATAGCTGCGCTTAGAACACTTTGTATCTTTGTTACTGTTCCTGCGTAAGGCATAGGAACGTATAAATTACTTGAAGTAGATATGTTAGCAAATTGTACTGTTAACATTGATTGTCTGGATGTCCAAGTACCTGAGCCAGAACCGTTAGCTAAGTAAACGTCACCACTACTTGCAGCAGCCACGCCTTTAGGTTCATGTAAGTAAGGATCAGAAAGAGTAGAGTGGTTTACGTTTGCCATTAATATCTCCTAGGGAATGAGTAGGGTGCTCCCGAAGGAACACCCAAAGCTTTTAAGGCTCGATGTATTCGATAACCAACTTGGCTTCACCAGCAGTCATTGCTGCTGTACCATAGTAAGCTTCGATGTATACATCTGCTGCACCAACATTTGCTGTGCCACCGACTAAAGCACCGTCACAAGCTACTGCTTTTGTTACAGCGTTAATAGCTGATAAAGCAACAGTTGCGTCAATACCGTCAGCATCCACAACCGAACCATCTTGCTCATACGCACCGATTGTCAATGTAGCTGAACCACCTGAGGTGAAAGCTGTTGAGACAATAAGTGAAGCAGAAGTAATGTATGATCCTGCTGGGATAAAAGCATCGTGATCCTGCGGAGTTGCAGCAGCACTAGGAAGGTCTGTTCCTGTGATGTTCATCACTAATGCTTTCTTTTGACTTGAAAGAGAAGTACCACGCTTTGCAGCAGTTCCCTGTTCACCTGCGGTAAGAACTTCTAGACCGTCTGCGTTTACATAACTCATTAGTCTACCTCCTTACGCTACTGTTGGTTTCGTGACAACACGAACCATGTTTTCAGGACGGTACAACTTGACACCATAACGAGCAGTTGTTACAAACTCATGTCTTTGGAAGTCTTTGTTGTAGTCGTAGTCAACCTGAGGTTGCTGTCTGAACGCACCGATAAATGGATTTACAGACTGGTCTGCTGAGAAGAACAAGTTTACAACACCGTTTGTTGATGAGTAATCTTGGTTAGCAGCAGCTAAATCTGGAAGTGCGTTGTCGGTTGCTGTTGGTAGGAAGTTTGAGCAGTATACGTCAAACCCATATACGTTTGCAATGAAACGCATACCAGTTGCTATACCGTCACGAACTAGTCCTTCGAAACGTGGGTTGTTTGACACGTTTACTACGTTGCTCAATGTGTTGAGTGTGTACTCAACAGACGGATCAACGATGGCTACCAAGTTGCTGTCTGGAACGTTCTGTTTTTTCAGAGCGTAACGTGCATAAGCAAACTCTTTCAGACCCATGACTTCATTAGTCTGAGTAGAACCAACACGCATTGATATACCGTTGATTGCTTCTGTTGAGTTAGCTGATACGCCAGATTCAGGAGCAGCGAGAGTGGTTGTCTCGAAGTGTTCCATAATTGCACGTTCTTGTTCAGGTACAAAGCGTGACATTAATTCTGTTGAATAGAATACGTCTTGCTCTGCTTTCTTAGTCATATAAGTAGCTGATGAAAGATACTTATCCACTGTGAATGTGAAGTTACCTGTGTCTAATGGACGGTAAGTAACGGCACTGTCCTCAGTGTAGTTGTCTACCTGTGCCTGACCGATAGATGGGATGTTGAAAGTGTTTCCATCAGGAAAACCATCAAGCATACGCACATATCGTTGTGCCATCATCTCTTCACGCAGAATGTCCTTTAATTCTGATGAATAGACCTGAGCACGTTGCAGGAACGAGGTATTAGATGTGGTCATTGCCATGTCTAAGTTCCCTTAATTATGCACCAAACTTATCGCCAAGCCGAGCTTTATCTTCAAACATTTGTTGCTGCGTCTTAGCGGAATAGTACAAGTTACGATTTTCTCTACGTAAGTTTTGATAGTACTCAAAGTTTCTTTCTGTAGAGGGTTGCATAGCGACACCCTCAGTTCGAACTGACCCACTAACCATAGGATTAGCTGGACGTTTGTTCTCCCCTATAAGAGCAAAGAATGCGTTAGGTGACTCAGCAGCAATATCTCGTAAACGATCTACTGACATACCAAGCTCTGTTGCTTTCTTTTCAATTTGAGCCTTGGCTTCAGTGCCAAAGCTTCCCTCTAGCTCTTTGTCAACAAGTTGTAGGTTGCCTTGAACTTTAGCTTCCAACTCTCGCTGACCAAGTGTCTTTTCTACAAGGCTCTTCAGGTCTTCCTCACTGAAAGTACCAGAGGTATTCTGAGTTTCAGTGTTACTGTTATTAGGCACTCCATTACTCGCTGCAGTATTTTCAGCGGCCTTGCTTTGGAGTTGTTCGAGAACTTCGGATTTATATTCCTGTTTCTTTAAGTCTTCCCTCATTTGAGTGAGTTGGTCTTCAAGATTTTTAATGTAACCATCAGCTTCTAATTTGCCTTTGGCTAACACTTCAGGGTCTTTCCAGTTATCTCCCTTTGCCTCTACGATCCTCTGCAGGTAAGAACCCTCTTGTTGAGATTCTGTTGCAGTAGTATCTGTATTCTGATTGCTTTGTTCGGTTGCTGGCGCATCAGTAAATACCATTTTAGTTCTCCTTGTCCTTATCTAGGTTAATAAGTTCTAGCACTTGGGTTAGTGCTCTGTTGTAACCATTCCTATCAGCTTGCTTATAAGCCCAAGAAGGACTATCATAGTCCGCTGAAGGTGAGGTTTCCTTGAGCATAGGCTCTAGGACTTGTTGAAGACGGTCAAGGCTTTCTCTGTTAGAAACCACAGCTTGCCTTACAGCAAACTTTTCCTCGTTTGTCTTGCATTCTTTAAACCAAGCAGCTTTCATTACTTTTTTATCTTTTTCTTTTTGTCTTTTTTCTTCTTGGTTGTGTTCTTGTATTCTTTTACTTTACCTTTTTTATATGGCATACTATAACCCTTCTTCTATTGCTATCTCTTGTTCTTCTTCAAATCTTACTTGAGCTTCTGTAGCTATCTTCTGTGTCTGCATTTGTTCTACTACAGTAATGTTTTCTCCAAATACAGCAGGTTCTCCTAGCTCCTCTGACAGTATTCTAGCAAACTCTTTACCTGACATATGTGCTGCTATTGTTGGGTCAGCTAGTTTTAGTTGGTAAAGTTGAGTTAGAGATTGAACTCTTTGTGCTCTCTCAGAGAAGTGTCTAGCACCTACAGGAACTATCCTACCGTTACCTTTAATGTCTTCTTTAGTTATCTCTTCAAAGAAGAATAGTCCAGTGTCTTCGTTAAGAACTCTTATTGTATCAGCAGCATCCATGTTACGTCTTGCTGCTTCAAGCATACCGTTTAGAATAGGCTCTAGGAATACTCTTTCGAAGTGTGCAGTCTTATGTTGAAAGATACGTCCTGCTGCAGTCATCAACTGCTGTACTTCAAAGGCTGTCTTCTCACCTGCACTACGGATACCCATAGCTTCTCTTGGAGCACCAGCCAACATTTCCATTTTGTTTTCTAAGTTCTGTATCTGGAAGTCAGCGTTGAGTGCTGTTGTATCAGGGGCTAGGTAACCTACATCACCTTCCTCACCCATATATATTCTTGCTGCAGGTTCGAAGTCAAAGTCTTCTACGTCACCTCTTATCTTTATGATTGGGTAAGCTATCTGATCAAAGACATCAGCCTTGAGGTTCTCTAGGTGGTCTATTCTATACTGCATACCAACAAGATTGTCAAGTGGCCCCATTGCGTATAGATTGTCTGGACGCTCTCTCCAACCTGCATGGAATATAGAAGCCTTGCCTAGCCAGCTAGGGTTCTGCTCATTGTAGATTACGTAAGCTCTGTCTACAATAGTTATAACTCTGTTCTTGTGGAACTTCTTTTCTGAGTCATCGTAGATGTCACCATAGAATGTCAGTAGCTCTACAAAGTTTGACTCATAGTATTCGTTTAAGTTTGTGAAGCCATCTGCTGTAAAACCTGCAGACTTATCTATGTCAACATCATTACCACTGACAGCAGCCCTGTTAGCCATCATCTTATCAAAGATACCCTGAAGGTACTCGTTTTCTGTTGACTCATCAATCTTTCTAGCTAACTCACCTGTAGTTAAAACTGTTCTTACAATCTTAGGGCTGTCAGCAAAGCTAGAGGCTAGAGGATTAAAACAAATATCAAAAGGACTAATACGTACAAGCTTTGGTCCTATGTAATTTACTACAGTCTCACCATCATCATATGTTGTGTAGTCTCTTTCGAACTCTACTGTAGCAAAGCAGTTTCCGTACTGAATGTAGTCATTGATTAGTTTACTTGTTGTGTTAGAAAAGTCTGACTGACGTAACTTGTTTTCCATGTACGCCTGAATAACATCTCGTTTAGACTTTGTGTTAGCATCGTTGTCTTGAGCTTCAAACCTGAACCAACGCTTCTGAGGAAACAAAGCAGCAAAGTAGTTAGCGTGTAGGTTGTCAGCTATCTGTGTTAACTTTGGAGTAGTTGTACTGTTAGTCCAAGGTAACTTGCTGTTGGTTGTATTACGTGTGTCTGTTGCGTAAATATAATTACGTAACTCTTTCCACTCTTCAACTTTTGTTTGTCTTGCTTGATTCCAATTAACCCAACGATCAGCAATGTCTGTTGCTAGACCGTGAGGATCAATCATAGTCTGAAGGTCAATAGTTGTTCCAGCCATTAGAAGGACACTCCACCGAATCTAGAATTAAACTGTACCACGTTATCTCTACTCCTACGTATTACTCTAGCTGGTTTGACAGCCATGTCTATGACTGAAGCTAGTGCGTCTATAACATCATCGTGAGCAGGGTTACGTGATGACAACTCTTCTTCTAGTATTTGAATATTACCACCTCTGTAGTGCCATATACCCATGTTGTCATAGCGTGGCTCAAGTATCGAAGCTATACGCTCTTGTTTGTTGCCTTGGTTTTTATTAGGTCTGTACTCATCAATACTGATAGCTAGTCCGTGTTGTTTGATAAGTTCTTTAAGTTGCTTGACGATTGCCATTTGTGCGACTGTTGTTTCTGCTCTGAGTTTTCTGAAGGACCACTTGTTTGACATATGGAGTATGTGGTCGAAGTAATCAGATATTCTGTCAGTCCTGAATCTATCGATGTCCAAGATGTAGACATTGTTTTCTGCATCAATTCCTATCACAACTATTGCTGTATAGTCAGCACGTTTATTTAAACTAAATGCGAAGTCAACTGCTGCAAATACGTTTAGTCTACTATCTTTATAGAACAAGTAGCCGTTGTCTTCTCTTACGTGTTTTCTTTCGTAGTACTGAAACTTATCTGGTGAGACAGGTACGTTATCAGGGTCAGTAGGATCGTTGTAGTACTGTGCTCTGAACTGTCCTTTGTCTAGGTACTGACCACGTTTCTTAGCCAGTATCTTCATGTCAAACCCAAACCACTTACCGTCTTTGCGTTGGGTTCTAGGCCAAAGGAACTCACCAGTTCCATCACCTCTTTCTTCTACAGGTTTCTCAAATATCTCGTAGATACTATCCTCACCTATCTTATCACCTTTTGGATTGTACTGATCCTCAGTCATTTGTAGTAGATCGTTGTATAGATCAGAAGGGTGATACCTAGTTCCTACTACCCATTCTTTAGCCTCAGCACCTTCAATAGAAGAGAGAAGAGAGTATTGACTTTTGACTTTATTGCGTCCTTCGCCTGTGTAAGCATTTTCGTAGACCACGCAGTCATCGAGGACAGCAATGTCACAATGCAATCCCGTAAGCGAAGTAGTGAGTCCACCAGTAAAGATCGAAGGGTCTCTAACATTTTCTTTTTTCCTCAATGGATGGTCTAACATAATCTCTGAGTTAGTCCATCGTGTACGTTTACCTTCATCAAAGTTTACGTGTTCAGGCCAATACCTTCTGTATATGTCTGAGGTTAGTATGCCTTTGATAAAACCTAGTTGTTTCTCAGCAAGGTTAGCTGTAGCTGATATGTATAGTATACGTAATGTTGGGTTCTTTGTCAACTCCCAAGCTACTCTAAACGCTATTAATCTTGACTTACCGTGATCCCTAGGGAAGAGTAGAAGTTGGTGTGTCTTTGCTTCAGGTCTTATCCACCAGTTGCAGACATCTTCATGGGCTTGCCCTAGTACCTGCTCTGGTGCTACTAACCTTATGAATGTTACAAGATCACTTTCAGCAGCAATCCTGATTTGATCTAGGGTTGACATTAATCAGCTTCGGCTATCTCGTTAGAATCTTCTTTTGCCCACTCAAGGATGGCTACATAGTGGCGGTTGTCCTCTGAAATTGGTACAAATACTGTAATACCGTCTATTACAGCTTTAATACTTTTATCATCTGAAACTTCTATATACTGCGCTGATTCAATATCCATATCTACAACTCCGCATCTGCTGTATAGTGTGCTTGTACTATGCCAGCCGCTGTTCCACTAGCTGAGTTAAGGAACGAGCCTCTTGATGATGTCTGACTTAAAGCAACATTTTCATTTTGGTATCTTGCTACACCAGCCGCTAATCTAGCACTTTTACCAGAGTTACCAGAGTGGTCGTAAATAGTTAAAGTTGGTGTTGCTCTCATATGTTGTTCAAAAATTATTGCGCCCTCAATATAGCCAGTTGTTGTTCCACCTTGATGGCCACCCGTACTCCAACTACCCAGTTGTGTTGAAGAACCAACAGCCGTTCCATATTCAAACGATTTTTGATAATACCTTTGGCAAGCCTGAAGCTCATCACCAAAGCTTCGATGCTCGAAGTCCGTGGCGGTGTCGCCTACTTCTAGCTGGACGCCAGTAATAAAAAAAGTTCTAGCTGTGCTATCAAGAAAAGATGTTTGACTACTACTTACTCTATTTGCTTCAACATTAGCCGCCCAAGAAGTTGAATTTAAAGTACCGCTTGTAACATCGCTTCCAGCGTGTAACCAAATTATTATATACAAAGCAGCAGCATTACTGTCAGTAAATGCACCCGTTGTATCTGCTGGATAAGTCAGGCTAACTCTTGTCCAAGCTGTAGTAACAGAAAATGTTTTAGATATTTGTCTACTATTATTAGCATCAAAAAGCTCAGCAGTATATGTAGCAGCAGCATTTGCTTTTGCATAAAAACTAAAAGTAATTTCTTTAGCGTCAGATGTTCCTTTACCAATTCTTTGTAAATCTTGCCCTTCAATGACTTGTTGAAAACTCAGGCTTTCCCCAGCCGCAATAGAGGTGTCTGCTGTTGTGCAAGCTAATTTTGTACAGTTAGCAAATCCAGAAGGACCATCAGACTCTTGTGTCATAGTAAAACGACCTGCTGTTGAACCTCCGCCACTGCGCCACCTATCACAAACAAAATACCCAAAACTACCACCAAGACCTGTAGCTGACGTTGCCCTCTGTGCCACGTTCATAGCACCGTTAATTATCATATTTTTGTTATTAGAGCCAGCCGTTCTAGTAGCTGAAGAACCAAGGTCTGCTAAATCTCTCGCTAAACTCATTACTCTGCCTCCAGTGCTGCTACTTTAGTTTCTAACGTTTCTATCCTAGCCATTGCTTCTTGCAATGCTTTGATAGCTTTCATGTATAGAATAGAATATTTTACAGATTTAGTTTCTGTACCTAACTCTTCTCTTGTTTCTAAATCTAGGTCTTTTTGAGTATCAACAAGACCGTTCATACCAGAGGCTTCTAGCTCTTGTGCGATAACACCTATTCTATTAGCAGCATCTAGCTCGTCTGTTTTAAAGCTGTACTTTCGAACCTTAACCGCTTTAATATCAGCCCATTGTGACCCACTATCAACTATATTTTCTTTTAGTTTTTCATCTGAAATAGCACCATAAGTATTATTTGCATTTTTAACATCCCCATTACTTTCAATATTTAATCTTGCACCACCACTATCACGACATTGTAAAAACTTAGCTGATGTATTATTGGGAGCAGCACTAGGAAAACTAAATTCTACCAAATATTGAGAAAGAGGATTTGAGGAATGGTCTCTAACCATAAATGTATATGAGTTTGCAAGGTCATTTTCAGCAGAGTGCATACCTCCTGTTGTTGGAGTAACACCATCTGCAATAAGTTTAGTTGCACCGTCACTTTTTATACGCACACGAGCTGCTGCATTTGTATAAAGTAACATCTCATCATCACCATGACTATACTGGACAATACCTTGGTCAGTGCCACCACTGTCGGCAAACCTTACGTTACCATAACCACTTGTTCCACTAGCTATAGTAATTCCAGAATTACCCGACCCTTCTACAAACAACTCATCTGAGTGAACAGATGCTGATGCTCCACTATCTCCAGAACTTATATGAAGAGGAGATATTGGGTCTACATCTCCAATACCTACACGTTGTTGTGATGTAATACGCATAGCTTCAGTTGGACTTGTACCATCACTGCCATCGTTAGTGCGAAAAACAAGTGACCCTTTTTCATCATCTGCGCTTGAATCGTGGCTAGCCTCGATTTCAGCCAGTGTGCTAATCTCACCACCCGATTGCTCGCCTTGATAAATAATTTTTGAAGCTCGACCTCCGTCTGAATCTTCTTCGGTATCATTTTTTAAAGTAACATTACTTTTAAGCGTTGAACTTGTAAGTGTTGCGTTAGCAAAACTGGCACTCGATGTTGTGAAAGTATCAAAGATAGTAACTTCTAAAATGTCATTTAGTGCAGCCCCTGTGGTAAGCACAACATCAGAGCCGTTAGTAGCTGTGTAATCAACGCCATCTAATATTTTAACGCCATTAAGATATACGTCTATAAACCCAGCAGTATATCCAATCGTAGGAAACGAGGTTTGACTAGCAGTAGCTGTAAAGCTTTGCCTTGTTTGGGTAGCCTGTGGAACAGGAATGTCACCAATATATCCAGCCATTTATTAGCCCTCCAATGCCGCTACTTTAGTTTCTAATGTCTCAATCTTGGCTATCGCTTCTTGCAATGCAGCCGTTAGCAATGGTACAAGTTTAGCTTGGTCAATTTGTTGCATAACTGCATCGCCATTGTCATCAACTTCATCTTTTGTGCCAGTTATAGCTTCTGGCACAACTGTTTGAGCCTCATGCGCTAAGAAACCATCTACTGTAGTGTCTGCATCTGCAATAAAGTTAAATCGTTTAGGTGATAGCTGTTTTACTCTTGTTATGCCATCAGTAACATTTGTTACATTTTCTTTGAGTCGATAGTCTGAGGATGTGTTAAAAGCTGTTGCAGATGATGAAACAGTTATAGAACCAACCGTTGTGCCTTCCCTACCAAAACGAACAAGCTCACCATCTGATGTATATCTTTGAAAATTAGCTACGTTTTGTCCAGCGGCTGCTGAATATAAAACATTATTAGCACCAAGTGTAATTCCTGATGTTCCAAAACTACTTGTTGTTCCCACCAACACATTACCATCATGGTCTATTCTCATACGCTCAGTTAACGCACCACCATCAGGTTGTGTTCTAAAAGATAATCGACCATTATCCGTTGCACCGTCAGTAACACCCTCTATCTCAGCAACAACTTCACCAGCCCTTTGAAAGTTAATTTGCCCAAGAGTAGAACCTGTTCCAGCATCATTGTGGTCAAAGTTTAACTGCCCACCTTCATCGCTTTCAATCTGCAATGCTTTGTAACCAGAGCCACCAGCTTGCGTTGAAACATCTACACTAGCAGTACCAATACCCACGTTACCTAATGAGTTTATTCTCATAGCTTCAGTAGGTGTTGCGCCATCATTGCCATCATTAGTTCTAAAGACAAGTTGCCCTGCTTCATCATCCGATGACCCGTGATGATTAGCCTCTATTTCAGCTAATGTACTTTCTTCACCGCCACTCTGTTGACCTTTAAAAATAACTTTTCCCTCACGACCAGAGTCACTGTCCTCATGCGTGTTATTTATTATGGTTACTTCTGGCGTTGTGTCAGTAGCTGTAACATCTTGAGCATTAGCTACAGTCGTGCTGAGAGTTACAGAACGTGCGCCTATATATCCAGCCATTAGGTTTGCTCCAATATACTCAATACTACATCTGCACTAGCTGCAGTGTCTGAGGTTACAGTTACAGTGTCAGAGGACTCTAGGATAATCTTACCATCCAAAACTGACAAAGCAGATTGTGCTGGTATAGGAGCGTCCTTTACTACATGGACACCAGCAGCTTTAACCGTAACCTTGATTTGACTAGAAGTTGTATTGGCTACGTTTAAACCAATAGTAACTGTAGTCGTTGAAGGTGGACAAGTATAGGTAGTAGTTTCGTTAGTACCTACTGAACTGCTTGTGAAGTTTTTGAATGTGTTAGCCATGTTGAGTTATCCTCTTATGCTACGTCATCAAGTAAAGCAGCCACTATGCAAGTTACTGTACTTGCGCTGGATATTGCGTGTACTTCAGCTACTGTTGTGTTAGGACATTGAATAGCTAAAGACTGTCCTGCGCCTATATATAAAGCATCACCTGCTGAAGCTGAAACTGTACCACCATCTAATACGATATAGACAGCGTTAGATGAGTCAGTGTTCTTGACGTATAAGAACTTAACTTTGTCTGCTGTGTGGATTGCTACTGGTGCTGTATCGTCATCTACTGCTGTATAATCTATAAAATTACCAGCCATTAAGTCTGTGCTTGCGTTAGATACGCTAGTTAGTTTATAGTACCATTTATCGTTTGCATCAGCAGGTGTAACTGTTGTTGTAGTTGAAATAGTTTGAGCTATCTCATCGGGCAACACAGTAACCTGTGACACTACTGTTGCGTCATCTGCCATTTTATATCTCCTATCCTAATGCAATGGCTAGAGCAAGCGAGTTACCTGCAGGTTCAAAGGCATCTCCTGCTGCTGCTCCGTTTACAAAACTAGAACTTCCTTCATTGAAAAATCTAGTAATATTAGTTGATGTATTAAAGTAAAAGTCTCCTGAGGTTAGAGCATTACCGTTTAAATCTGTTGAGGGGTCTGAGGTTGCAGCACCTAAGTAAAATCCTTCTATTTCATCTACTTTAGCTGTTGCTGTTGTAGCTGAGGCTGCTGCTTGAGTAGCATAGTACTTAGCTGAAAATTCTGAACCGTCAACAGTTCCTGAAGTTTTTGTAGCCCATTCTTTAGCTGCACCAGCACTAGCTGTATCTGTAACTCCTGTACCACCTACTGCCCAAGCCTTAGCTGAGTGGTTGGTTCCATCGACAGTACCAGTTGTTTCAATAGCCCAGTCTTTAGCTGGACCTTTACCTGCTGTATCAGTTATGCCTGTACCACCTATAGCCCAAGCTTTAGATGAGAAGTCACTTCCTGTTACAGCACCATCAACCTTGTTAGCGTAATTACCTGATAGTGTAGCTGAGGTTGCTGCAGAAGTTGCGCTGGTGGCAGCGGCTGCAACTACGTCAGTTCCTGTTGCATCTGTAATTGTAGATACGTTAGTTATAGCATTACCATTAAGGTCTAGGTTTGCTGACATAGTGTTAGGGCTACTACCATCTCTTGATACAGTATTATCAAAAGCATCTCTTAACGCTACATAGTTAGCGTTCAAAGCTGTAATGGATGCGTGTCCTGATGTGATTGTACTTACTGTAGGTTTTTTAGCCATAGCTTAGTTTACCTTTAATCCTAATCGTTGAGCATCATCCTTCAACAGTAACAATGCTTCATTGTCCTCTTCTTCTCGCTCTTTGGCTTGAAGTTTTTTCTTTGCTTGAGATGCGTTATCTTTATCCAGCCAGCCTTTCTCAAGTAATAGCTTTGCTGCACTGAAGGAGCTTCTACCTCCAGATTTCATTTCTTCAGCTATAGCTTGTATAGCATTAGACTTTACTTTTACTTCTACTTCCTTTCGCCATTTCTTTACGAAAGGTTTGATCTGAGGTGCGTTAGATATTGTCTGCCATATATCCCAAGAACCAAATACTCTCTGAGCAAAATCGTACTCAGTAGGATCATTAGGAACCATAGAGACATACAGCAGATGTAGAGAAACGTAAGTTTTATCATCTACCTTTATGTCTTTTTCTTTTGTTGTAAAGATAACATCCGTAGTATCGTAGTAGGACAATTCGTAAAATAAACTCTTTGTCCTACATTTACCATTCGGACCCTTTAGCTGGTTTGTAGAAAACATCATACTATTTAGAAACTTAACTTTGCACCAACTGTAATATCACCAAAATTAAAGTCTTCATCTGAAGATACTTTGGTGTAGGTTGTTATACCTTTCCATACATATTCAGCTTTCCAGTCAACACCATTAAAGATGTCACCGTTGTTTAGGTCTAGTACATCTATAGTTGTTTCAGCAGTAAAAGAAGCTCCGTATGCACCTAAACCCATAGAAGGTGTTACGTCTAGTGTCCAAGTTTCTTTACCTGTTGTGTATGTTAGTTCTGTGTCAGCACCAATAGATAAACCGTAGCCTATATCCATAGCCGTTGCTGATGTTGCCATAGTTGCAAAAGCAACTGGAAGTAATAGTTTTTTCATGTTATTTTCCCTACAAACACTTTATTTTAGTTACACAATTTAAAGTATACCACAGGACAAAACTAGTGTCAACAGTAAAAATAAATATTTTTTATTTTATCCAAAAACCTTGACAGGTGGTGATATTAGTGGTATAATAAATTATCCCTTGGGGATGGGCTATAGTATCTAATACTATACGTAATACATCTGCACCATCACCAATATTATATCTTTGTCAGCCTACTTGGGTAAAAACCTAGGTAGGCTTTTTGCATTCGTAAAAAACTTATGAGAAAATTTGTTGGCACAATGTACATACAGGCAGGTACACGCCCACCCCTGAGCTACCCTTGGCAAGATACAAGATTTTTTCTACCCTACCCTAGCAGCTTTTGTGATCACAAACGGATTAACTTTAGTAAAACGTGATCACAATTTAAGTTTTCTTTAGTAATTTCGGTTGGGAAATGTGATCACAAACGCTACACCAAAGCTAAACACCTGATTTTACTGACAATGTTATGTTATAACACTTGAGTTTTACTTAGGTCAATAATGCTTACCTTTAGTGTATTTTTAGTATATACATTATATATTATAATAAAGAACAAATCAGGAACATGTTACTAGATACTAGAACAAATACTGAACTACTAATTTGTTTTACTTTAAAAACAATAACTTATAAAATAGTTGAAAATATCTATTGCAATAAATTTCTAGCTATGCCAAATTGATTGTATCGGAAAGATAGCCGAAACCGAAAAGCACAAGGTTAAGACCTAGCTAGGACTGAAGCACTAAGCCGACATAGACGGATAATGAAAAGACCCTCTAATAAATACTAAGACTAAAAATAAAACTTGACTAACAAAACTAAAACTGAAAGACTGAAAATACGAAAACAAACTAAATCAAGCCCTAGTGTATGGATTTACACAAGCTGACCAAATGAACTAGACTAAGGAACTAGTAAAGCTGTCTGATGGAAGTGACGCAGGTAAACGGTATATAAGGCCAAAACTTTATATACTACAGCAACAGAAGTGTGAAAGCCCACTTTATAGAACCGTGACTTGAATCAGTCGGTCATAAGGAGAGAGTGTCTTTTTCTTGGGCACGATAGCAGCTAATCTAGGCCAACCTAGACTTAAGCTTGACTTATGGGCTGCTGTTGTGTCTTGTGAAACAGACAAGGGGTAAAAAATGAAAACTTATTCTTTAAGAGACATGTACTTTTCCGAAATTAAAAAGGTTATTGGTGATAATGAAAAACCAGTATACCATATTGAAGAAACAATAGGTGGACATGGAATAATACAAGAGTTTAACACTTATAAAGAAGCAGAGGAATACCTATCTTATTTAAAAGAGTTAAATACTAAAGGATACGCAACGCTTTATAAAGGAAAAGAATTGGAGGACTAACAATGCAAATAAC